TGGTTGCTTGTTTGAGGATACAATATTAGATATGGCTAAAGAACAAGTTAATGAATCTAGGGATATGTAAATAGAATATTATAAGAATATTTTATCATATTTTTTCGTATAACAATGCAACCAAAAGGACAATTAATGAAAACAAATGACATATCAGCGTTCAGAAAGAATAATAAGCATGATCTTTCTGAGCGTTTACAAGAGTGCTTATTCTATCTTTTACTGGGGTTACCTACCAAAGCTATAGCTGAAAAGATGGATTGCTCATTTCGTACCTGTAGACAACATACCAGGTTCGTTTACGATCAATTTGATGTTAATTCGCACACTGAGTTACTAGCTAAGTTTATTACTCCAGAAACTCTGCAAGAGGAGCAAGAGCGAATGATGTGGAGAAAAGATGATGAAAAGAGATAATTTAGATCCTAGGTGTCAAGCAGTCCTAGTTGGTATCTTAAAGGGCTATAGCAACACTGAGATAGCTAACAAGCTAGGACATTCAGAGAATCATATTCGTATGCAGCTTTATAAGATATTTGAGCATTATGAATTACATTCTCGCCCTCAGTTGCTTGCAGAATATGTGTGTGAGTACGCGTTGGAGTGGGAAACTAAACAATTAGAAGGAACACCTTATCATGGAACTATTTGATGTGCTAATATTGAGCGTGCATGAAAAGCCAAAAAGAATAAGAACAGGAATTACTAGCAAGGAATTCGATACTTTTAATAGAGAGTGGGATCAAGTTAAAGATAAGGGTACAACACTATGCTTAGTTCCACATTATGAGGGAGGTCTTGATGATGAGTAGTCAACAAAAAGGTAACCCAATTTATAAGAAATCGTGTGAAAAGTGTGGCTCAAGCGATGCGAACCAGGTTTTTTCTTACGACAATAAACCTAACGATAGTTGGTGCTTCGCTTGTGAAACATACTTTCCGAGTGATGATAGCTTGGACAAAGTAGTACCCATCAAACAACAGTACAACAAGGCTCAGACAATGGAAATTGAAGATATTAAGAAACTGCCTATCCGAGCATTAGAAGATAGAAAAATAAGAAAAGAAACTTGTGCCGCATATAGAGTAAGAGTTGCAGTAAGTGAGGAAGATGGCGAAACTATCACCAGTATATTCTCACCTGATACAAGCGAGGGTATCCTGGTTGGTTATGAGCAAAAGCAAGTCAAAGATAGTGAGTCCAAAGGACTAACAAAAAGATTTATGTCTATAGGTGATCGTAAGGGCAGTTTAGATTTATGGGGCAAACACCATGCTTTAGCTTGTAATGGTCATAAACTTTATATTACTGAGGGTAGGCTTGATGCCTTGAGTTTATATCAGGTTATCAAAGATCACACTGCTGAGAAGTACAAGCATCTTAAACCATCTGTCGTTAGCTTAACTAAAGGTTGTTCAGGTGCAGTAAAAGATTTGATTAACAATAGAAACTTTGTTGAGTCATTCAAAGAGATCATTTTATGCTTTGATAATGATCAGGCAGGTGAGAAGGCTGTTAAAGAAGTCTTAAAAGTATTTCCAATGGCAAAGGTCGCTACGTTACCATTAAAAGATGCCAGCGATATGCTTGTAGCCGACAGGGGTAAAGAGTTGTTTGAACAAGCTGTATGGAGATCGTCAGTCCAGAGGCAAGGTCAGGTGGTCGATGTAGAGGACATCATTGAAAATGCAATGACGAAACCACAAATGGGCATTAGTTTCCCATGGTCATCGGTGACTAAAGCCTGTTTTGGCATAAGAGAAGGGACAATCCACTGTGTAGGTGCAGCACCTAAGATCGGTAAGACAGACCACCAGCACCAGCTAGTACACCACCTTGTGTACAATGAGAAGGTCAAGGTAGGTATGTTTGATCTTGAGAATAGCCCAGTTAAAACAGCTAAGAAGTTAGCTAGTAAGCAAGCAAAGAAGGATTTTACTAGACCTGATACTGTGTACCAAGACAGTGAGCTAAGACAAACACTTGAAGGTTTGAATGGTAAGGTTAGGTTTTATGATCGACATGGTTCTCGTGATTGGGAATCTATAAAAATTACTATCACTGAAATGCACTTACTTGATGGTATCAATATCTTTATGATTGATCCTATGACTACACTCGTACAAGGGTGTGATGCTAGTCAAACTAACACTGAGCTAGGTAAGATATGTAGTTCTGCTGCTGACCTAGTGTCTGTGTACCCTATCACTATATTCTTTTATAGTCATGTGAATCCCAAACCTAAAGGCAGTACACCTCATGAAAAAGGTGCTAGAGTTTATAGCTCTGAGTTCTTTGGCAGCAGGTCTATGGAAAGGTTCTTTCATTATGGTCATGGTATCAGTAGAGATAGAAGTGATGAGTGTCCACCTGATAGAAAGAATATGTCAGAGTTCTATATGTTATTTGACAGGGACTTTGGTCAAGGTTATACATGTGATGTATACTTTGATGAAGCTACAGTGACATACTTAGAACCCATGAGAAGGAGTTGGTGATATGTTAAATCAAAAAACTTTAAAGAAACACTTAGATTATGATCCTGAGACTGGGGTGTTTAAATGGAAAACAACTCTTAATCGTAGAATTAGAGTAGGTGATGTTGCTGGAACTCTTAGACCAGATGGTTATATTCAAATAGCTTTATTCCATAAAGACTATTTAGCTCATCGGTTAGCGTGGCTTTACGTTAATGAGGAATTTCCAAAAGACCACATGGATCATATCAACGGAGTAAGGGTTGATAATAGAATAGTTAATCTTAGGGCTGTGACATATACCGAGAATAATAGAAATAGGTCTCTGTCAAAACGTAACACCTCTGGAGTTATGGGTGTTAGTTGGTGTAAACGAGATCAAAAATGGCAGGTTATAATACAAAAAACCTTCTATGGTAGATTCAAATTTAAGTCTGACGCTATAGCAAAAGCTAGAGAAGTTTACAAAGAACTAGGTTTTCATGAAAACCACGGAAGGGCTTGCAATGACTGAGTATGTATTTGATATAGAGGCAGATGGTATTGATGCAACAAAGATACACTGCATGATTGCTAATGGAGAAGAAGTAAATAGATTCTTCTTTAAGAACCTTACCAGTGATGATGTACTTATCGGACATAATATTATTCGTTACGACATACCAACTATTGAGAGGTTGTTAAATATCAAGATCAAAGCACAGCTTATAGATACCCTAGCTCTATCCTGGTACTTGTTTCCTACAATTAACAGGCATGGCTTAGAGCAGTGGGGTGAGCGTTTAAACATTGAGAAGCCAACCATTACTGATTGGGAGAACTTAACAAGAGAAGAGTACATTCACAGGTGCAAAGAAGATGTGAAGATTAACACTAAGCTCTGGGGTTTACAGAAGTCTTTGTTGATTAAGATTTATGATGGTGATTACCAACCATTAGTTCGTTACCTTACATTTAAGATGAAAATGGCTCAGCTGCAAGAGAAATCAAAATGGAAGCTAGATGTAGATAAAGCTAACACCTTACTTAATGAGTTAGAGCTAAAGAATGAGCAAGCAATCAATGAACTATCTAAAGTTATGCCTACAGTTCCTAAGATAGCCAAGCGTAAAAAACCCAAGCTACCTTTCAAACAAGATGGAAGTTTATCTGTGGCAGGTGAGAGGTGGAAAGTCTTAGCAGAAGAAAACGGGTTTACTATTCAATACGACAAAGAAATAGAAGAAGTAGTAGGTCAAGAAGAACCCAATCCTACTAGCAGTAAGCAGATTAAAGACTGGTTATTTACTTTAGGTTGGAAGCCAATGACATTTAACTTCGTAGAAGATAGGGAGATACCTCAAGTAAAAACTAAAGATGGTGAGTTATGTAAGTCTATTAAGAAGCTATCCCTACTACACCCAGAAGTCCTAGTTCTCGATTCTATGGCAGTTGTTAAGCATCGTATAGGGTTGGTCAAAGGGTTACTAAAGAATGAGCAGAATGGCTTTGTACAGGCTTGTATACAAGGATTAACTAACACTCTTAGATTCAAACACGCAGTATGCGTTAATCTACCCTCTGCGAGAAAGCCTTACGGATTAGAAATTAGAGGTTTGTTGACAGCTAATAATGATACAGAGTTATGTGGTAGTGATATGTGTAGCTTAGAGGATAGAGTTAAGCAACACTATATGTGGGAGCATGATGAAGAGTACGTTAAAGAGATGAGTAAACCAGACTTTGACCCACACCTTGACCTTGCACTATCAGCTAAAGCTATTAAGCAAGAAGAGATGCAAGATTATAAAAATGGTAACAAACTTGATAGGATTTCTCAGTTACGATACAACTACAAGGGTGGTAACTATGCACTTCAGTATGGTGCAGGAATTAAAACCCTAGCAAAACAGTTGGGTATT